CGGGATAGTCGGAATATCTGAGCTTATAGGCGTTCATGTCGTCACCTGTTGCATCTCGGTGTCGGACAGAGCGCGCGGCCAGTATTGCACGCGGCGAAGGTAACCCGTGGAACTCTCCAGGGGGATGCCGGTCTGAAACAGCACGATGCCGGTCGTGGCCGCGTCGAGAAAGCCGGTCGTTTCGGATCCGGAAGCGACCGCGCCGCCGTTCAAACACACCTTACCCGTGCTCGGCGCCCACGCGCTCACGGCCTTGGAAACGGCACCGCGCGTCAGTGTGTTGACCGATGCGACAACCGCGTTGCCGTCAAACGCGGCGGCCTGCGCCGTGGCGCTGACGAACAGCGGCGTCTTTCCGCCGGCTGACGGATAACCAATGATCCGGGGCGCGTTGGAGGTGGGTGTCGTCTGATGAATGAACTCGGCGAACCAGGAACCCGGCCCGGCGACGAACCATCCCATGTTGGCCTGCGCGATGGACGGGCCGTCGACCGCCCGCGTCACCGCCGCCGCTGTCGTGGGGATATGACTGGTCGGCCCGAACGAGCCCTGCTCGACCTGCACGCCCCAGACATAAATCCCCTGGCCGACAACGCCCACGGACGAGCGGTTGTCACCGGACGCGGAAACAGCCGCGCAGAGTCCGATATACACGCCGAGCGTGCCCGTGGCACTTGGCGCCAGCGTGAACGATACGCGATACCAACCATTCGGGAACGGGATTATCGACACCGATTTGTTGGTGATGCCGGCCACGAGATCGGCGCCGACGAGCCCGGTGCCGGCGGTGAGGTCGAAGTAAGCCGCCGCCGCGCCGCCCGCGTTGATCTGGTAATACATGTTCGCGCCGCCGCTCGTCTTGACGAACGCCGAAACCGTATAAGTCGTGCCGGATGTTCCGGTGACGACACCATTGATCACGGAGCGTATGTCATTGGCGGTCGAGGTCGCCGCGAGCAACGCCGCCGTCGTCGTTCCGTCCGGCGCCACAGCCGCGTTGGCGGTTGTCGTGGCCGTTCCGCCCGTGGCCCAGTTGGCGCCTCCCGGCAGGACACTCGGCCAGAGCAAATTCGCCCGTGTCTCCTCGATCAGCAACCCACGCAACGATCCGCCCGTGTAGTCCCAACGCGGCGCGTTGATCGCCGCCGATCGTATCGTTCCGCTCGCGTCGGTATATGTCGCGGTCGACGCGCGGGCGAACGTGATACGCGGATCGAGCGGCGCGCTCATGAAGTTAAGGTCGAGCGTCGCACCGGCGGGCCGGGCGATGCGCACCCCGCCCAGGCACGCGTCCACGACCATCGTATCGGTCACGCATTGACCATACGCCGACACCGACGCGGGAAGTGCTATCCCAGCCAGCAACAGTGAGCGCCGACCTATCACCTCACCACTCACGCGCCACGAACGCCTGCGCCGTGGTCGCGCCGATGATCGAATACGCCTGCCCGGACGCCGGGCTCATGCACAGAAACTGCTGGCCGACCGGGATCAGGATCGAGGGTGGACCCTGCACCGCCGCCGCCGTCTCCGATACCCACAGGCTGCCCGCCGACTGGTTCTGGATCATGCAACCGTGCCGGCCGCTCCACGCTGGTATGGCCACCTGCGCGGTGCCCCCGGCGGTGATGGTGCCAGAGCGGTCGGCGTAGGTGACAGCCTGCCCCAGCGCCATCGCGGGCAGCAACAGAACAGCCAATATCAAAGCACATCGTTTTGTCATCAGAAATATTCTCCCACGACCCGCTCGCCGCTCGTCGGCAACGCGGTGATGGTGAACAGCGTCCGCATCGCCTGCACCACATCGGCCGGCTTCTGCTCGGCCGGCGGAAATTTAGGCGCGAGATTGTAGGCCGCGAGAGCCTCATAGGCCGGCGCCGCCATCTCCGGGATGTCTCCCGAGGTCCACCGCGCGATGCCCTTGCCCACCAGCTCGGTGTGAACAGCCATGACGCCCTCGACCGCGATGTCGTGCGAGGCGATGCCCATGGCACCCCGCCGGACGCGCCCCTCCAGCAACGCCACCAGGGACGGATCGGCCGCCTTGCCGAAGGACGAGGCCATCTGCGCCGCGGTCAGCTTGACGTATTCCTCGACGAAGGCGCGCGGCACGGCGGTTCCATCCCACCAGACCAGCGCCTGGGCATCGAGCGCGGCGTGAACGCTGGCCACCTTGTCGAGCGCCAACGCCTGATCGGAGGGGAGCGGCGTTTCGTCCGAGGCGATGACGCCCAGCTCGACGAGCGCCATCGTGGCGATGGTGGCGACCGGCACCATCTCGGTCATGGTCGGCCGGTCGTCGAGAGGCACCACGGCGACGTTGAGCCGCCGCAGCGTCCGCTCGGCGATCGTCGAGACGGAGACGGTCGCGGTCACCTCGGCTGCGCGGTCGGCGGCGGTGCCGGCAGGTGGCCCGGCGTCAACGATGGATCGACCGCGACATAATTCCAACCGAAGCTCGGTGTGTAACACAGCATCCAGTACGTCTGCGAGGCGATCGGGTGCGACGGGGTTCCCGGCTGGCCGGGCAGTCCCTGATCTGGCCGTCCCGGCGACGGCGGCGGACGCGGCAGTCCCTGATCAGGCGCACCAGGGGAGGGCGGTTGGATCGGATGCGTAGGCACCCCTGGCGACGGCCAGATGGTGCCCGGCGGCGTGCCGGGAGGCGCGGGGACGATTGGATGCGAAGGCACCGGCGGCGGCCACACGCCCACCGGAGGCGGCGGCAGGCCCTGATCGGGCCGCTCTGATCCTACCCCGTAACCAGGGTCCACGGGACCCTCGACACCGGGGAGCGCGTTATCGGGATGGCCAGGAGCGCCAACCCGCAAGAATCCATGCACATAGGGCAATTACTTCACTCCTTTGATAATTGATCACCGCCGCGACGCTGATCCGCTGAGCGTGTCCGGAGGCGGCGTCGGAAGGTCATTGGCGTCGGTGATGATGCCCGCCGCGAGGCTGGACATGCGCGTGGCCGGCGCGGCCGGCGCCACATGCCGCGCGTCAGGCGGCGGCGGCGGCTCCCACGGCACGCCGGTGGGCGGGCCTGACGGGGCGTTCGGGTCCAGCCCAAGACCGATCAGGTGGGCGTCGCGGGCCATCGTGTTTTCCTCGATCGTGCCGCCCGCCCCGCCACGCGCGCCGATCGAGCCGTCGCCGTTGTAATCGAGGATGATCTGCGCGCCGATCGTCGCGGCGGCCATCGCCTGCCGCTGCTCCGGCGTGCGGGTGGTCGCGGCGGCCGGCTGTGCCTTGGGTTGGGACGCGGCGCCGCCCGTGGTCGAGGCGCGTGCTTCGTGTTCGTCGGGTTTCGTTGCCATTTCAGTCTCCTTATGGTTGACGCGGCCCGCGGATAAGCTGCTCGACCAGGTCCCGCAGGTGATCGAGTTCTCTGACGTTGTCGTCCAGCCGCGCGCCAAGAACCGCCATGGAATGCGAGTTGTTCCACGCGATGCCGATCAACGCGGCCAGCATCAACGGCGCGAGCGCAACGGCGAGTTTGAGCCACGGCGACAATTACGCATCTGCAACGGCAGCGGTGAAGACACTCACGATCCCCGCATCGACCGGCTTCGTGGTGTCAACGGTCGGGTCGGTGCCGAAGCGCAATTTCCCGATACCGCGCATTTCCTGGATGCCTACCCCATGAAAATATCCGTAATCCCTCACGTTCGTAGTCGATTTCATCCGTTGCGCCCAGGCAACGCCCAGTGCCTGCGCGCCGCACAGCGCGGACATCGCCACGTCAATGCCGCCAGTGCCCGCCCCGGCGATGACCGGCATCTCCGGCACCTCGCGGATGATCACGCCGTTGTAGAGAATGTCCCCAGCGGTGAACAACGGATTGTCGCGGCCACGATCCCACGCGTATTGCAACGTATTGATGATCACCGGGTCCTGCATGAGATCACGGAACGGCAGCGACGGCATGAAAAAGACGAACCATTCCTCGTCGTCGTTGACGCTGATCGGCCGGATGCGCGGCGACGCCGTGCGGGCAATGCGTTTCGCCAACGTGACGGTGGCGGCGGTCATCTTGTCGGCGGTGTTGTCGATGGTCAGCAGCGCGGTCGCCATGACGCCGGAGACGGCGTTTGCCTTGGATGCCCCGAACAGCACCCGGTCGGCGTTGTTCACCATCCAGGTATTGCGCTGGCCGGCGGTGGCCGCCGCGTAGGACACCTGCACGTTATTGTCGGCGGTGATCGCCTCCAGCGACGTGATGATGTCGTTCCGCATCTTCTCCAGCTCCCAGACCATCAGGGCTTCCCTGGCGGCCTCGCGGAGGTCGATCACGCTCTTCTGTTCGTCCCAGTCCGAGACGGCGACGGCGTGCCGGAACGCGGACACGACCAGGTTGAGGCTCCGGGCGTTGAGGATTTCCTCGTTGCCCTCCAGGACGGTGTTTCCGGAGACTCCCGCGCCGACCAAACGCCGGACGGTCGGGAACACGACGGTGTCGCCGGCCTTGCGGGTCAGATCCTCACGGACCTGGATCATCGCGCCCATGGTGGTTCCCATGTAGCGCGCGAACTGGTTCTTGCGGACGTACTCGGTGAAAAAGTCGCTGTCCCAGATGAGCGGAGTCAGTCCCGCTCTGGCGGGAGTCACATTCATATCGGCCAACGGGGGCCTCCTGTCGCGGGGATTTTCGGGAACGTGAACGGACGCCCGGATAAAGCCCGGCGACGGCTCAACGCCCGATCAGTCCCCCGGCGACGGGGTCGCGCTGCTTAAGGGCCAGCGGTGCCCAGCGCCCGTATCAACCCCGGCGACGGGTTGCCTTCGCGTCCGCGATACGCCCGATTGTGCCCGGCGACGGCGGCGGTTGCTCCAGCTCGGCCTCGTCCTCACGAACGGCGGCCGCGATCAGTTTAGCATCGGCGAGGCAGGCAGCGATAGTCCCGCGCTTTTCCGCCTCCGTTTCCGGCACGCGACGCTGGAGGCGCGCGGCGTAGAGGATGACGGTCATGGTAGCGAGGTCGGTCACCTGATCGACACGGGGCGCAGCGGTATCTCACCCAGTAGCATTGAGACCAGGACCAGGATGAAGATCAGCGCGACAATGGCGATGGCGATCGTGCCGAACGGAGCAGGCAGCGGGAGAAGTTGGATCACCCAGACGATCACGCCAAGGATCAAGCATAAGACGAGCAGCCAGATCAACAACGTGATCATCTCCGCCTCTCAGGTCGTTTCAGTATGTCATCCATGCTCATTGGCCCTGAAAACCCGTTCATCCCCCGTGGCGCGCTGCTCCGCGCGTTCGCGAGGCTCGGCGGCATCCCGGCGACCGGCGACACCGGCGGCGGATCGGCGCCCCGCTCGGCCTCGATCTTTGCCCGTATCTTCGCCTCATAAGCCGCCGGGTCGGTGCCGATTTCCTCGTGCAGCCGCGCCGTCGCGTTGTTGTCGATCATCCACTGGTAAGGGTGCGGCTGCGAATACAGCTCGGCCCACAGCCTTGGCTCGGCCTCGCCACGCTTTTTGAAGTACTCGGTCTCGCGGTCGATGACCTCTTTGCCGTGCTTGTCGAGCGCCATCATCTCGCTGGTGTTCAGGCGCTCGTTCAGCACCACGCCGCGCATCCTGCGCGTGTAGCCCTCGGG